CCTCGCGTGCGGCAAAGAACGCGTCGACGGCTTCCACGATGGCGCCGGCCGCCTTGTCCTGCCACGCCTCCGAGATCAGCAGTTCCTCGTCGGTCGGGTTTTCCGAAAGCTGCGCCGGCTGCTTGTGGCCGCCGGACCGGATTGTCTTTTGAGCCTCGTCAAATGCGCCCATAAAGTCGTTGGCGCTTTTAAACCGGCCCAGCCGTTCCAGTGCCTCGGTATTGTCGCCTGCCAGCGCGGTGCGCCAGTCTGTGGCGCCGTCAGCCGGTTGCGGTTCGCCGCCCTGATGCGCAAGCGTTTGGCCCGCGCCGTTAGGATCCTGACTTGGCGTGCTTGTCGGGGTCGACGAAGTGGGTTCCTGTGGCGTGGCTGGTGTTGCTGGTTCCTGCTGTTGCTGGGTTCCGTCCGGCATTTTCTTCTCTCCTGAGTTTGGCGATCAGCCGAGCGTCCAGGCCGATCAGTTTTTGTATTTGCTGGGCCACAAACCAGCGGCCCTGTGCGAAAGCGGTTTCCCGTTCCCCACCGTCCTTGTCAGAGCGATAGGACATTTCCCCGTATTGTCCGCCGTGAATGATGATCCATTCCAGCGCCTGCCTTTGCTGCCCCGGTGTGGCCTCTCCGGCCCAAACGGCTTTGAGGGCGATCACATCGTCGGTGGTATACGTGGCTGGCAACCATGCCGGTTTGCGTGGCTTGAGCCAGTTCACGGCCTTTTCCAGAACGCTTTCGTTCATGTGATCCCCCAGATCGGTTGGTTATTGAATCGGCGCTGCGAACTGCTGGGCGGCAGCCCCAAGTTTCTCCGCAGCCTCGCCGCCTTGCGACATGGCCTCCAGTTGTTGGGCCATAGCGACCTTTTGTTTTTCGTCCTCGACGATTGCTGTTTCGTCGTTCTCCGAGCGCAACCATTTTTCCGGTGTGCCAATGCCGCCAAGAACATCGCGCAGCGTGGCGCGGAAATCCATGACATGCGCCGAGGATGGGTCCATTTGCACCGCCTCGGTAATCATGGCCTTGGCCTCAAGGAAGTTCTGGCCTTTCTGGCGATCCACCATCTCGCGCAACGGGCTTTCGAACTCATAGGTGGTGTTCTCGCCCTGAATGCTTTCCGGTATGTCTTGCGGTGAACCGAACGCGCCATTGCGCATCAATACCTCGAACGTCATGTCGCACAGTTGGCCGTTGTACTCGTCCTCCATAGGCTCGAACAAAGGCAAGGCATTGCGAATGTATTCCTGCACCCTCTGGCCAACTTCGAACGCGGTCATTTCAGGCCCGCCCTGTGGCGGCATACTGATCTGGTTCAGATAAAATGCGTTCTTGATCATCTCGCCTTGGCGATCCAGCATGTCCATTCCGAACGGCAAACCGCGCAGGTCTTGGGTCAGGGGCCGCATGACCTCGCCCAGACGTTCGTCATACTCCGCGTCGACGGACGTAAAGCCGCCGGCATAGAGTTGGAGGTCGCCACGAATAGCCTCGGCCACGCCAATCATGGGCGGGTTGGCGGCGCGTTCGCCCGCGTCTAGCATGGTCAGGGTCATGGCCTGCACCAAACGCGCGTCTGGCAAGGCAATCAAGGCTGCCGGTGAATATGGGTATTGGGAACCAGAAATAGTGGCCCAACGCGGCAAGACATAGATGCGGTGCCAGCTTGGTGTCTCCTGTAGGATATGGTCGTTTTCGCAGTCAATGAACAGGCTCATCCACGGTTGGCGTGGCGTGGGTTTGCCGGTCGAGTTCAGATATTCGTCGGATCGGACAACCACATGCCGGACATTGATCGTGGCAAATGGTTCCTTGTCCTTGCGTGCCTTGATTTTCGGGTGGACCGTATTCGGGAAATACTGGCACATCTCGGAAACGGTTGGCTTCCAGTTCCTGTGGATTTCTCCGATTGACCCAAAGGCATCTTCGGCCCATGCAACATCGCGCAAATGCCAGCACCGATAGAGCAAGGCCATGTCCCGATGGTTCATTTCCACCGAAATACAGGCCCCGCCGAATGTGGCGAAATCATGGTCGCCCTGCTTTACCGCCATTGTGAGTTTGGTCTTGCGGTCGTACATCGCGCGGCGTTGCAGATCGGTTGCCCATTGCATCCATCCGCGCGCCTCGCCATCCATGTTTTCTTCGCGCTCTGCGGCAATGCTGAACCATTTCTTGGCCCGCGGGCGCAACATCGAGCCAAGGGCGTTGCCAAGATCCCTGCGGATCATCGACGGATAGCCTGTCATCAGGTGGTCCGCCCAATCCTCGCCAATATCGCGCGTGACGGTGAAGTCAGCGCGTTCCGGGTAGAAGTGGTCGGCAATCTCCTGATTGCGACTGTCCAGCGGCGCTTTGGCGGAAAACAGGTGATCGCCACGCGCTTTGAGGGATTTGGCATCTTGGTGCATCAGTTAATTCTCCGCCGTTTGCCTAGAGTAAACCATAAGCGCACCGCGCGATACGTGTTGACGCTTATCTATCGCTATCCTAGCAAAGTCAGCGACAGCATCATTCCCAACCGGAAGCATCCCAGCAACAGATCCATCGACGAAATACTCTAGCTTGTCCTCTGGCCAGAAACCGCCACTTATCAGAAGTGCGTCTAAAACAACTCTTGCCGCGCCAATTCTATCATTAACGTTTTTCACAGCGGATATGTCGCGTGGATAAGGCTCGGCAAAGACTTCCTTGTGTTCGCCCAATGCGCCCTCCAGTGTGGCGAGCGCGATTTCTACCGCGTTAAAGTATCCAATGCCTTGGTACATCAGTTAATCACTCCATCAACCCATACCATAAACTTTGCAAACACTGACGTTGGAACAGGCTTGTGTCCGCCGCTTGGTGTTGGCTCAACCATCCACCCATTAGGAATTGGAGTTACCGACCCAGCTTGCGGGTTGATAACAACCAATGGGTTGGCGGTGCGCGCAATCGCGGCACGAATAAGGTTCAGAAATCTCAAGCGCCCAAAGTCTCGCGGCCGCCAGTGGACAGCAACGTCGATGACTTGCCGCCGGTCTGGGTTTCCTTCGCGATCATCCGTTGCCGCGCCTTTTTCAGTTTGTCCTCGTCGGGCAGCGGTGCAGGATCTTCAATCTTCGGGGTCGGTGTGCTGAAAAGTTTTGTCATCAGTATTTCGCCTTTAAGGTTATGCCGTTGCGGCGTGGTCGGAGAGAGTATTTCGTTTTTCGGTGCGTCTGATCGTCTTGAATCAGGGTGTCACCGTATCGTTCTTCCATTCGGTCGGATTGTTCCAGAATGGTTTTCTCGCGGGTGCTTTTAGGTTTTTTTGCCGCCTCTGACATTGGACGTTCTTGCCGCGCCGGTTTTGGCCGTGGCTTTTCGCGGGGCGTCCCGGCGTTGGCCGAGTTCATCAACTTAGCCAATGCGATCACCTGGCTGCTGTGCCATATCGATGCTGTGAACGCCCTCGGCTTTGATCATTATCTTTTCCTTCGTGCGTTTGGTCGAGACTGGACCACCTTGAGTGTTTTACTGCCGCGCCCATGCGACTTTGAATAATCGCGCCACTGGTTTCCGTGGGTCATTAGTTTCGGACCGTAGGCGTTTGCCATTACCACCCCGTCGCCCTTGTCCGGTGACCGACCCAGCTTCTTGGTCACCTTGTCCTTTGGCGTGATTTTAATTCCGTTCGAACCAATCTCGAAATGTGGCGCTGTCAGATCGGCCACCAGTTCCGTGTCGTCCGGCAATGCAACATGTGAACCGCCATCCTGACTTGGGTCCAGCGCCTCGCGCAGTCTCCAGTAGACCTCGGCCCGCTTGTTGAAGAAACCCAGCGTCTTGTCCGCTGTGCGCCGGACACTGCCTTCGGCCCCCTTGTGTTTGACAATCGGCTCGATGTGGTTGTCAGCCAGCCGCATCGCTGTGCCACCGCCATATCCACCACCCATGTCGAGAATAACTGCTGCCGCGTTTCTGCGCTTCGAAATAACCAGCCCGGCAACCTCGTTGCCTGTTGGCGTGTCCTCGCCCGCGGTTACGTCAGGCTCGGCAAACCAAGCATCATATCGGGCTTGCAGAATTGTCTGGTCGGCACCGCCCTGTGCGATGTCCACCGCCAGTGCGCTCATGGGCGAATGTTCCGGCGGGACATTGTGCCCGCGTATCATCGCCTGTTCTTTCCAGCGTTCCTGCGCCTCCCTGATCCACTGCGTCGGGATGACCTGAAACTCGTGATCAACGCGACCTGCCATAAAGTTGCCGTCCCTTGCCGATGACCGGTATGGCTCTGGCAGAGCGTCGAGTTGCTTTTGGTAGTCCTCTGTGATGATAAACGGGTTGTCGGCCAACTTGGCCGGAATGAATGTACGGCTGGACGGAATCAGGTTTTCGCCGTTGATTGTGACTGTATGCGGCCCGTCAACCTCCAGATCGACGGTTTTGAAACCATCCCTGACGGTTACGAACCAGCGCAACTCGCCATGCTTGGCCGGGTTCTCATGTGTCGGATCCAGCCAAGGCCGGAACATTCCGATGATCCAGTCGCCCTCTGACGACATGGGCGGGTTGGTGGCCAGCACAGTGCGTGTTTTCTGTCCCTCGTGAACGGTTCGGACCCACCCCATAAGAAAGCGGACCTGCGTTTCT